GGAGGGGATGATCCCCTTGAACTAACTGCCCGCCAAGCGGCAGACTCAGCCAATGAGGCAAGAGGAAACGACTCACGCTCTCAAGACAGAGAAGACAATGCGGCAGATAATCCAAATACAGTAAATGGACGGAAACCGCAGGGAGAAAATAAATAGTACGCAAAAGGGTGCTATAATAATAATTGCCATTAGTGGCGGAATAAAATTGTTACGGAGAAATGGTTTGTACGAGACAAAGGTTGCTTTTGAAAGTGATAACATCCGTTTGTCCATGCCACTAATGAAGGTGGATAAGGAAAAGCGTCTTGTCCACGGCTTTGCTACTCTAGATAATCTAGACAAGCAGGCCGATATTGTCACTAAGGCTGCAAGCATTAATGCCTTTACAAGATTCCGTGGCAATATCCGTGAGCAGCACGATCCTCACAAAGCAGTAGGTCGTGTCATCAACTTTAAAGAAAACACCCTTCATGATCCAGAAACCGGCAAAACATATAGTGGTGTATTTGTCAGCGCATATGTGTCAAAGGGAGCAGAAGATACCTGGCAAAAGGTTCTTGACGGAACACTGACTGGTTTTTCTATCGGCGGTAGAATTACAGACACAGAAGATGCCTTTGATGAAGACATGAACAAGAGCATTCGCATTGTTCATGGATACGAACTGTCAGAACTATCCCTGGTAGACAATCCCGCTAACCAACTAGCCAACGTAATCTCTATTGAAAAACTGGACAACGGTGTTGTTCATGTAGATACACCTCTCGTCAAGGGCGGTATCGAAAACATCTTCTGGTGTAACGCAGATAGCCTAGTAACATTAAAGGCTACTGACGAAGAAAGGTGCTCTGTGTGTAATGAAGGAATGTTCAATGTCGGATTTGTCGAAACTAACGATCCTGACAAGCGCACAACTATTAAGACTTCTCTTGAAAGTTTCAAGTAGAATGCGCTGAACAGCGATAAGGTTAATAACTTAGTAAAGGAGGCGAATAGTATGGCAGAAGACACAATTGTAGAAGAGACTGTTACCGACGAGGTAATGAAGTCTGAAGACGCAGTTGAGGAAAGTGCCCCCGAAGTGGAGGCCGTAGTTGAAAAGGCTGATGAGGCTGTTGAGGTTGAGGCCGAGACTGACGAGGTAGAAAAGTCTGACAACACAGATGCAGAAGTAGTTGCTGATGCTGATGTAGTTGAAAAGGACGCTGCCGCAAAGGTTAATGAACTAAACGACCTTCTTGCTTCCAGCCTATCTACCCTTGTAGAAACAGTTAAGACTCTTAACGACAAGGTTGATGAGATGAACAAGTCTCTCAGCGGAGTTAAGAGCGAAGTAACTGCTGCAAAGGGCAGTGTAGAAAGTCTTGGAAAGCGAGTGGATGCAGTAGAAGACACCACCGCTTTCCGTAAATCTGGCGATCTTGGCGAGGTCGTTCAGGAGCAGGAGATTCAGAAGTCTGGATCACTGTGGGCGGGTCGTTTCCTCACTACAACCGACCTATAAACTAAAAAAAATACAACAGGAGGTGAATAGTTAAAATGTCGGAAGAAAAAGAAATTCTAGAAAAGTCAGCAGAGCAGGGTGCATTTGCATCAGGTGGAATTGGAGGTGTCTCTGATCCATCAAGCGGCGTGCTAGGTAACGTACCAAGTGCAAACATGGGTGTTACCACAGGTCCGAATGCTGTGAACCCCACTGGTGTTGCTGGCGGTATCTTGTCTCCTGAACAGTCTCGCACTTTCATTGATTATGTATGGGATGCAACTGTTCTAGCAAACGATGGCCGTAAGGTCACCATGCGTGCAAACACTCAAGAGATTGAGAAGGTTAACGTAGGTGAGCGTGTTATTCGTGCTGCTAATCAGGCAGATGGTACTTACACCAACGCTGGGGCAACTTTCTCCAAGGTAGAACTAACCACAACCAAGATTCGTCTTGACTGGGAGGTTTCAACCGAGTCCCTAGAGGACAACATTGAGGGTGGAGGTCTAGAGGACCATTTGGTTCGTCTAATGACCAACGCTTTTGCCAATGACCTAGAGGATTTGGCAATCAATGGTGATGGTTCTACAGGCAACTTCCTCAGCATCATGGACGGATTCGTTAATCAGGTAACAACTGGTGGCGACGCTCATGAGGCTGTGGTTACAGTGTCAAACAACGAGTGGAGTCCTGAGGTTCTAGAGAGTGTAATTCATGCGCTACCACGCAAGTACCGCGCTCTTAAGAATGGCCTCAAGTTCTACGCAGGCACAGATACCTTCGCAGGTATCGTCAAGGAGAATGGCACTAATGCCGATGCTATCTGGACCGAGGATTCTCGTAACCAGTGGCTATCAGGCAATGGCCAGACCTTCGGTGGTGCTCGTGTAACTCGTGCTCTAGGCGTTCCCGTCTTGGAGGTACCTTACTTCCCTGATGATTACGTTGAACTAACGTTCCCACAGAACCGCGTTTGGGGATTCCAGCGCGATATCAAGGTGAACCGTGAGTACAAGATCAAGAAGGACACCATTGAGTACACAGTGTATGTACGCTTTGGTATCACTTGGGAGGAACTGGACGCTTGTGCTTTTGCTGACGCAGGTGCCAACCCATACTAAGCCATAAACTTAGTAGGCACATGGAGAGCCGCCCCTTCGGGGGCGGCTCTTCCTATTTGTTTGCTATAATGTTGTAGGAGGATTTTTATGAAAAAGTTGTCAGCCCGAACACTGGGTGAGTTAAAGTTAATTGCTGAATCCCAGGGTATTGACACCACTGGCCTAAAGCGTCTAGAGATTGCAGAGGCTATTGAAGAACAAGGCGGGCAAGTCATTACTTCAATGAACACAAAACCTAGTGGAGATACTGCCCCAAGCGCAGCAACCAATGAAAGTGGAGTCTTGATTTCTCCACAGCCAGAAAAGATCAAGCAAAAAAGGGAATCAAATGCTGAGCCTGAAACTGTTCAATCAGACAAGGTAGCAATTTTCTCCGTAAGAAATCTTTCATGGCCTGGTGTTGGCAAGGTAGATAAAGGGTATAACTTTGTTACTAGGGAGGCCGCAGAAAAGTGGGTAACTCATAGAGCAGTTCGTGAAGCAACACCAGAAGAGGTTGCTGCCCACTTCGGAGTCTAATGGAATTACTCAGAAAGCCCCCGTTTCCGCTGTCGTTGGAATACAGTGATTTACCGATCACTACAGATGTGGTAGCAACATTTGCTTCTACGCGCAACACTTTTGTTGAAGATGTAGAGGCCACAACTGATGGTGCCGGTGATGTCACCTTTGAATTGGGTGAGCGTTTTAGCCGATACGATGGAGAATACTCTCTTATAGTTTATGAAGGAACATCTGATGCAAAAGAAGACGTGCTTCTTATGGATACCGTTCGTGTTGTCCGTCCTTATATTGATGCCCTTGAGTTGGCACCGACAGGAAAAGAAGATGAGTATTTAAGACTTGAACGAACCGCAAGAATCATGATCGACAATATTGTTGGTGGATTCTACTACACACTCGCTACATATGATCTTGTTGGCAACGGAACAGACATGCTCGTTGTTGGAGACAGAGTAAACAAACTTCTTAGAGTGACAGAAAACAACGTATTGATGTATGAAATTGATGGAGAAGACAATAACGCAACCTATGCTCTTAATACAGACAAGACTGCCGTTATTCTTTTTCAAGACCAAGAGGCTGACATTCACCAAGGAAGGCCGGTACTACCAACTGGTGCATCATCAGACTCATATGAAAACCCACTGTTTAGATCAGTAACATTCCCAAGCGGATATGACTATGTTATTCAGGTTGAGTCTGGTTGGCCGATGGTTCCTCAAGACATTAAAGAGGCTACAACAATTCTTTTAGAAGATATGGCCTGCGGCAACCCTAATTACTGGGCCAAGTATGTAAGAGAGTATGAGACAAAAGATTATCGTGTTGACTTCCACCGCCCATCTTTTGCCGGTACAGGAAATGTAATCGTAGATCAAATCCTTGCTAGATATATAGGAGACACACTATATAACAACATTAGGGTGCTGTGATGTTCTGCAATACAAACTACCCTCTTAAAGCCGATGTGTATTATGCCGAGGAATCTCAGAATGATTTTGGTGAAATAGATAAGGCTTGGGAATTCAATAGAACCGTAGCAATTGATTTAAACACCTCTACTAACTATAAAGATCAGCAGGTTCAGCCCGATCAATTCTTTTGGATTCAAGACATGCTTAACGGAATGACGAATGAAGACCCTAGAATTGGTGACAACCACCTTCCATACTCTCTAACAAACATTCTGGTGACCAACATAAGAAACAATTCAAACACTGTAATCTATTACGAGAGTGCAGGAGAGAGAGTTGGCTTGCCGACCCTATACGAAATATCAGGTTTGCTTCCACACAACGATCCCTGGGGTAACATTGACTACTACAAGGTTGTTTTGAAGAGAAGCGAACTACAGGAGTTTGTTGACTAATGCTAGTTATCAGAGTAGATGCCTCAGACTTTATCAGCAAATGCAAAAACACTATTGCATACAACGAAGGCTTTGTTGCTGGGACGCACCAGGGGCTACCTGTGCTGCTTCAGAAAATAGGCGCTACAGTTGTAGAGGCAGTAGGTATCTTTATTGATCGCATGGCCGCAGGAAACCCCTCTGCACTGCACCACATTTATGAATGGGGCAGCGTGGGTGGAGCAAGGCTGTTTGAGTTTGATTATGCAGTAGGGGGAAACGCTGTCACCTTCAGTGGGCAAACAACTCAATCAGGCTCTATTGCGCCAACTGCCGACAGACCTTTCTACAATAAGGCAGATGTTATGGAAGCAGGACAGTCTGTAACTATTGAGCCATACGGGGAGGCGCTCGCCTTCAATGGAATCTTTGTTCGTCGTCCAGTGTTTGTAGCCAACCCAGGTGGTGGAGGAACGGTAGGACAGTTTCAGAGAGTGACAGATCAATTCTTTACTCAGTATGTAACGCAATCATTTCTTGCTCCAATACTTGAGTCTTTATCTTATCCGTCAGCATATGCTGCATACTTCGCAGCAGGAGCCTCAGGCGGCGGGTATGGAACAGGTGTAAAGGCTGGATATGAATATGTTGCCAACGCACCAGTAGGGAGTATCGCACTATGACATCAATTAAAGACGCTTTTCCAATCCCAATTTTATACGTCAATAAATATCTTTGGGCTAAGATGTGTGAGATTGATACGACAATGCCCACAACCTATAAGAACATTGTGCCATTCTTCCCACTGGCAGACTCACGAGCAGGAGATGCAGGGTGGGGATCGAAGCCATACGTCGTCTATGACATGATGTTTAAATTAAGAGGCAAGCCTTTCTATCCAGTCAAAAAGGTTCAGGTCTTGTATTTCGTCCGGGGCACAGCAGAAGACGTTATCGCCTGGTCCAACGCAATTGGAATCATACTAGACAGAGAAGATGCAGCGGCACAAGATATTAATGAACACTTTGCTTCTTTAAATCAAGATGCCGGGGTATATTTTCATAGACTAAGAATCATGCAGGTTGACATGGTAAATGACAATAGACAAGACCTGTCTGTTAGACAGCAATACACTGCCAGCCTTGTTGTTGAAATGGAATATCATATCACATCAGACAACTCTTTTGACTGAAAACAATGGTACCATTTACGTGTATGAGGAAACACGCCAACAACTAAATACAATTTATAAAAAGAAGGAGTTGAAACGCATATGGCATACACTCGTGGTGATTCTAAGAACATCATTGTAGGTGCCGCCGCACTGTTCGTGGCTGATGCTCCGCTTGAGCCTACTGCCACTACTGGCACTGGTACAGCAACTGAAGCAACTTACCCCACATTCGGTGCAAGCGCATCATACCGCGATACACTGTCTGACGAGCCTGACTTCGTGAACGTTGGTTACACATCTGACGGTCTAGAGGTTTCATTTGAGCCTGACTTCGGTGAAGTCAGTGTCGATCAGGTGTTGGACGTTGCCAAACTATACAAGCAGGGCATGAAGGTCTCTATGAAGACCGCTTTCGCAGAGGCCACTCTCGAAAACCTACTCATTGCTCTTGCCTATAGTGGTGATGAGTTGACGGGTACCAAGGGTTCTTCCACTGGTCTAGCCCTAAACCTATCCGCTGGTGACATCGGTGAGTGCCCCGTAGAACGAGGCATTATCGCAGTTGGTCCCGGTACTGGTGACTGTGCAGTTTCAGACAAGGTTGAGCGTGTTTACATTGCGTACCGCGCACTATCAATTGAGTCTGTAAACGCTATGGCGAAGCGAGATGAAGCAACCAAATTTGAGGTTAACTTCCGTCTACTTCCCGAAGATAGCACTGGTTCATACGGCAAGATTATTGACCGTACCTGGGCCTGATAACAACTAAATAACGCTTCGGCCCCTCGTCAATTATATTGGCGGGGGGTCGCTGCTATGCTATAATTGGACTCAGTTGTTATTAGACAAATAAGGAGATTTAATGGCTACGAAGATTTTCGAGACAGAAACTATTACTCTTGCAAGCGGCAAGAAACTTGAACTACGTCCTCTCAAGATTAAGTATCTACGAGAGTTTATGAAAGAGTTTGAGAATCTGCCGGGAGTCATGAGTGATAACGTTGCATCTCTTGATGTAATCATGAAGTGTGTAGCCGCTGCTATGAAGCAGTATGATCCTGAAATGGCAGACAACACAGATTTGCTTGAGGAAGAATTTGATCTTCCTGCCGCATATAAAATTATTGAGGTTGGTTCGGGTATCAAGATGACGGATGATGATGACGACCCAAAACCTCAGACGGCGGAACAAGATGGGAAGAACTAGACTTAGCCGCATTAGAAGCAGAGGCTTTTCTTTTAGGAATCTGGAAAGATTTTTCCGAGTTGGAGGAAAACCTCTCAATGCCAGAGTTAAGCGCTATCCTTAAGTCTTCACGAGATAAGGAACACGAGAACCGCAAATTCATCGCTGCTGTGCAGGGTATTGATTTAGACGCATCTACTGGTGTCCAAGAAGACCCTTGGGAAAAACTAAAAGCCAAGGTAGCATCAGGTGGCAAAGCCACTGACAGCAAAGACATTCTAGGTTTACAAGGCAAAGCCGCTGAGAAGGCAGGATTCGGGATTGGATGGGGCCTTGAGATGGAAGAAATTGACGCTGAAGGAAACGTAAAAAGATATGGCTAAACTATGCGGTGGTGCAAACTGCGACAGAGTAGCGGTATCAAAGGGATTCTGTGACAAACACTATCGAAGATTAAAAAAACACGGCAGCGCAGAGCATGTTACTACTCATATCCCCTCATGGTGCTATGCAGATGACTGTGACAGATTTGCTGTTTCAAAAGGACTTTGTGACAAACATTACCGCAGACTACTTAAACACGATGACCCAAATTGGCAGCCACCATCCTTGTCTTCCATCTGTAGCGTTGAAGACTGTGAAAGGAAAAGAGTAGCAAAGGGGTTTTGCTCAAAGCACTATGAGCAGAATAGGCAAGGTGTAGAGTTTAAGTCAGCAAAAGAAGTTAGGGACTCTTGGAGTGGGGTTTGTGATATATGTGAAACAGACGTGCCCAGCGGTCCCAAAAAGTCTTGGTGCTTAGACCATGATCACAAAACTGGAAAAGCCAGAGGAATTTTGTGCGCGGCGTGCAACATTGGCCTTGGAATGTTTAAAGATAACATTGATATACTTGATAGTGCTATGAGGTATTTGTCAAAAGATAAAAATGTTTTGTATCCCGCAACTGCGGAGACAGGAGGTGACAAATAATAAATGGCTTCAGTTAATGCAGTAATTAGAGTAGACATTGATGCGTCAGCAGCAAATGCTGGCTTGCAGCAAATGGCTGCTCAAATGAGTCGCTTCAACAAGGGCATGGTTCAAGGCTCAACCTCTATGGCTGCTGCTCAAGTGGCTGCTGCACAAAGGGCACAAGGCGCTCTCAACAGAACGGGTCAATGGATCGCTTCTACCGGCTCCATGATGACTGCTGCTGGGCGTATGCACAAACAGTTTGACAAAGGCACAATGGCCTCTTGGCAACAGTGGAGAGACACATCAAAGAAAAACAATCTTGTTAATCAAATGGCTGCTCAAAGAGTGCGAGCCCTACAAACACAGTATGTTGCCCTGGGTCGTGAAGTTGATGGTGCTCAAAGAGTAATGAAGGCTCAGCCTACAGGAATGCTCCGTCAATGGGGCGCTGAGGCTGAGTTTGCTCATCAAAAGGCTGTTCTTCTTAACAGAAGAATGACAATGGGTGCCAACTCAATGATTAACTGGGGTAAGAATACTCAGTGGGCTGGTCGCCAGATGATGGTTGGTATGGGTATTCCGCTGGGTATTGCAGCAATGGGAGCAGTTAAATCTTATAAAGAGATGGAAACTGCTGCTATTAGTTTTAAGCGTGTATATGGTGATGCCACGACTTCTGCCGGGGAAAAAGCAAAGATGCTTGGTGTCATTCAAAATGGTGTAGGCCAGGAGATGACCAAGTATGGTATTGCAGTTGCAGATACCGTTGGTATTGCCGCTAAGGCTGCTGCTACTGGTCAGCAGGGAGACAAACTTGTAACTGCCACAAGAGAAACAATGCGCCTAGCAACTCTTGGTCAAATGGATTATGACACAGCACTACAATCTACTATTGCAACGCAGACTGCTTTTGGGGTATCTCAAAAGGGCATGGTTAGAACAACAGACTTCCTTAACGCTGCTGAAAACCAAACGGTACTCTCTATGGAAGACATGGCAAAAGCAATTCCCAGAGTTGCACCTGTCATTAAAGGCCTTGGCGGTGACGTAGAAGACTTAGCAGTTTTGATGACTGCCCTTCGCGCTGGTGGTGTAACTGCTGAGCAAGGTGCTAACGCACTAAAGTCTGGTCTTGGCTCTTTGATTAACCCAACATCTGGTGCTACAGAGGCAATGGAAAAGTTTGGCATTCCTCTAGACAAGATTGTTAAAACTAACAAGGGTGACCTAATTGGAACGGTACAAGACTTTGGCAAAGCCCTTCATGAACTTCCTAAGTTTGAGCAGCAGCAAGCACTAGAAGCACTATTCGGTAAATACCAGTACGCTCGCATGGGTGCTCTATTTAACAACATCAATAAAGATCAGGCTAGAGAGACTGCCAGACTAAGCAAAGACTCTTCTGCTAACCTAGCCAAGATTTCAGAGCAAGAAATGAGCCAGATTAGCGACTCTGCTATGAACAAGTTCCAGGGCGCTATTGAAAGACTAAAGGCCGCAGCGGCACCGTTAGGTGAACAAATTCTTGGTGGGCTAGCACCGCTTGTAGATGGGCTTTCTAACGTTGTAGGATTCTTTGCAAACAATGATGCAGCAAGAAATGTTGCTTTGTTTGCTGGTGCTTTTGCTGGTTTAGCCGGGGTAGGCGTAATGCTTACAGGTGTATTTGCTAACTTCTTTGGAACAATGATGAAGGGTTATATGGGCCTTAAAAACATTGGTAGAAGAATGATGGGCAGACCATCTCTTGCTTACAGTGGACTAGATGAACTAGAAGCAAGCGCTGCACAAAGACAACTCGCTGCTGCCGCTGAAGGCGCTACTGCAAGTCTATATGGTGAAAAGGGTGCTGTCAATCAACTAACTGCCGCTCTTAATGCAATGAATGCTGAACTAAGAGAGAGTGTTGGGTTAAAGGCTGCGGCTACTGGTGGGGCTCCTATTGCTGGGGCTAAAAAGGCTGCCGCGACTGCTGCTGCAACTGCTGCTGCGGCCTCGGCAGCAACTCCCGCTGCTTCTGTGGTGGGGATGAGCCAAAGAGGGAACGCTGCAAGGC